CAGGCACGATGACGGACAATCCAGCCATAGGAACTCTCTGAATAACCAGACCCATCAAGGCAATCTCAATAGCGGAAACAAGCTGATAAGGGTCTTGTGCCTGAGAGTAGTCATCTTTCAAAGCAACCTTTACAGCTACACCCTGTCCTGTCACACGGGAGATACCGCCAGTAATGGTGTTTGCAATCGGGGAGTAAGCACCACCCGTAAGACCGCAAGCCAGAAGCTGCTGAACAACCATCTGATCTTCAAGGGTCTTAAGCTTACCCATCTGATTGGTAGCCAGTTTGGTCATAACTTCAAAGTCATTCTGAATGTCATGCAGAGTATGGACAGTGTTACGGCCCAGGACGATGGTATCAACTACCAGGGCATTCTTATTGAACTCGGGAGGGTCAGTAGCTTCGGGTTCCTGACCGGGAGTAAGGGTGGTTAGTTTGGTCTCACCCATATATTTATCGGAAACGATGTTAGTTCCGACAACATCCTGCACGGTGAATTTACCAAGCAGGTTTTCGCCTTTAAGGTACTGCTGGTGGACAACTCCGTTAAACTTCTCAATCAACAGAGTAGGGACATCAGCACCTACGGCAGGATTTACAACAGGATTGATAGTAGATCCAGACATAGTTAATTCCTCCTTTACATATATGTTAATAGGGTCAGAGGTAAGTGGTATATAAGTAAGTTGACTTACATGCTCTAACTTAGATAGAATCTCTTAACTCTCTATACTCTCTTACCTCTCTTTAATTTCTTATTATTTCTTATTGCTCTTCTATACTGGTCCCTAATTATTCAAGGACCGTGCATCGTCAGATACCTTTGGCGATTCCAGCTTGTCTACGGGCATCCCAACCTGCCGGATCTTTTGCATATTCACCATTCTGGAATGATGCGAGGTATTCAGCCTGAGAGACAGAACCACCGGATGACGCAGGAGCTTGATTACTTCCGTCTTCAAGGTCTAACTCTGCCGGAGCAGGAGGCTTTCCTGCGCTGTCAAATTGGCTCCATAAATCTTGGATCATAAGCTTCTGCATCCGTAAGGTTCCGTTCTTCATAACCTCGTTAAATTCGGCAATGTCGTCCTCTGAGAGGTTCTTCTCAGCATAGGCACTAAGATCAGCCCATCTGTCCTCCCCACCCATCAACTCCAGTGTATCATTCCATGCGGTTTCTGCTGCTGCCTTGGCACTTTCCTGGCTTTCCGTAAATGCTTTCATAGTTGCGGCATCCTTAGCTGCAACACCGTCAAGGAACAGGTCTACTTGCCACTTTCCAAACGCTTCATTCAGGGCGTTTCTGGTGTCCTCTGACAGCCCTTCGGGAGAATACATCTCCTTGGCTATCTCCATGGCATCAAACCCCGCTTCCTGGGCAAAATTAGCCATATCTGGAGGTATGACAACATCAACCATGGCACCCTGATATTCAAATTTATCGGTCCTCAATTCTTCCGTATGAGGGGGGTTTGACTGTTCCCCTGGTTTGACATCCTCTGTATCCTTAACGTCCGTAGAATCGGCAGGATTTTGATCTACCGGCGTGTCTGAGGCTGTATCAATAGCATCAACAGAGGGTGTCTGATCAACTGCTGCCTGATCCACAACAGGTTCTTGATTAAGTTCTTCTGACATATAATATCCTCCTTGTTTATGGGTGACTTGTTAGGCCACCCTTAAGTTATTGTTGCATTGCTTGTTGTAACATTTCAGGACCGGCTTTCTCAGCGGCACCGGCCATTGCATCTGTCATTGTCTGGGCTTGTTGAGCTTGGGCTTGAGCTTGCTGTTTATCCTGGTACTCTTCATCCGTCATCATCCATGGCATTTCCATTGATAGGCCTGCAGCAACCTCTTTAGCATACACATCCCACTTGGTTCTTTCCTGAACAGGCAAGGGCCATGTTTGAGGCAATTGCATCATCTCAGTGAACTGCTTGATCTTATCCAGATCTCCAACCTTACCAAGGGCAGCAAGGCCTGTTACGATCTCGGGTATTACTTGATCAGGAAATGGGAAACCAATCTGCTTAAGATAGATCTTAGCAAGTGGAGATTGCATAGTCTGAGCCAGCAATGTATAGACACCACCAAGAGAAGTCTCAAGCTCCTGGGCATCAATGCGTAACTCAACAGTTGTAACTCGCTCTGCATCTCTACGGACAGCAGAGTTCATAAGGAATGCTTGACCTATACGTCTCTCATACTTAGTAAGAACCTCTGAGATTGGCTTGAAATCAGCATACTTAGCAAGTTGCAAGATGCCGATATCTTCAATGTTACCTCTCAACCACTCTCCAATAGGAGAAGTTGCTACCTCATCCAAGTCAATTATAGAGCCTGGACGTAAGAAGTATTTTATATCTGCCATGAGTACCATACCTTTAGCCACAGCCTCAGATAAGTATTCAATAACAAAGAAGTCACCTGCGTGATCCTCTACCAAACCTCTACCATAGTCTTCGCCGTTGGTGTGGTTGAACATAAGAGGAATCCACGGAATATCTTCTGCCGGTATCTCTTGCCATTCTTTGATCTGAACACCAAGAGCAGACTGAGTAACTCCGAAAGTGTCTTCATCAATTCGGTAAACCCAGGTATACAAGGTGACATCATCATCTTTCTTGCACACTCCTGGTCCTTTGAGCCTCTTTAGCTGGTCTTGAACAGACTTAGACATAGCTGAGAATGCTTTCTTATCCTTGATCAGTAGCTCAACAAGCCTGCCGGATGTGTCTCTCCTGGTGAAATATCTGTCAAGCTTAATTGCCTGTAGGTTCCCATTCTTGGGCAGATACATTAATACATTACCAGCTATAAGTAAGCTCTTAAAAGCATCTACATAAGCCACCCTTGCTGCTGCTTTGGTCTGGTGTGTCTCTGCTCTCTTCTCAGCTTTAATCAGGAGTGTTGATAACTCAGTAGGGTCATATCCACTATTAATGAGGGTTTGCTTAGCAACATCATCAAATTCAAGTTTGAAGAATGACCGTTGGATTGGGAATAAAGTTGTGGTCAGCTTGTTAGCGAGGTGGTTAACAGCTTGAGCGCCAATGCCTTGGAACCCATGCTGATTTGCATCGGCACCTCTATTCTTGTCGTCATTGTCAGGTAAGATATAGGGTAAAGTAAACCTGGCATATTCACGACCTCTATCAAGGTACTGGTTCCTTGTAGATTGGAGACAGGATTCCCTATCCCCAAGGTCTAATGCAGTCCCGATACCCTGCTTTACCTTCTTTAGCAGGGACTCAAGCATATTATACGTTCAGTCCAGATCCAGTGCTACCAGCAGCCGCACCACCAGAGGGTTTGATCAAAGCTCTCTTACCTTGTATCTTAATGTCCGAAGTCTCATCGGAACTGTTACCGAGTACAATGTCTTCCGGTTTTGTCTCAACGACCCTTTCAGGTCTTTTAGCGGGATCAGCCGCTTCTGGTGAAGAAACACCCATAAGTTAACCTCCTTATAGTTTCATATTAAAGTTGTAGCCACCAAGCTTAAAGCCTAATGACCTATACATAGAGGAGGCAGGTTTGTCGTTGTCGATGCCGGAGTGAGCGCCACAGTGTACACTCTTACATCCAGACACCTTGCACCACTTTATGAAAGCAGAGACAAGTTTCCTGCCAACCTCATTACCCCTTGCTTCCTTACGGACATACATAAACATCTCCTGTCCGATAGGATCATCTGACCACACCTGACCTGTGATACAACCCCAGAAGAAACCTAAAATTCTGCCACTCTCGGAGTCAACAGCTAAGAAGATGTTATGACTCTTGTTGGTTATGGCATGGATACAGTAATCAATTACTTTCTTCTCGTTATATTCATGACCACTCCACCGATCAGCCTCCTCAATGTACTCCTTTGCAATTTCAATGAGTTGCATCATGTCAAGTTCAATAGCTATCCTTATTGTATATGGCTTCAATTTTCCTCCTTGCTTCTTCAAGTACTACATTTTTAATCATATCCGCATGGCTGGATGTGTGGTTAACAGGGATAGGAGACAGGATATCCATCAGTACCTTAAAGGTATCCGGTGTGATGACAGGTATAACATCCTGATTATTCCTCGTAGTCGAAGAAGCTCTTGCTGGCATCCCTGCCATAGACCGTTTCAGTTTGTTCACTATTATATTCTCCTACTATTCTCTTAAGTTCATTTACATTGATCTTCTCTCTTTCAGCCGCTTGTCTGAGTGCATAGGTAGGCTCTTTACCTGACTCTAAGCACTCAAGGACTTTCTTGAAGACCTCATAGTTCATCAAAAGTCAGCCTCCTCTTTATCAAAGCGGCGCTCTCTGACCTTCGGAAGTCTTAATTTGCCCTTACTGGATTCTTGGAGAGCGTGTACCTTGTATATATTTCCAATTGGATTACATAAGTTATTATGATGATAGTCATACCAAGCAATCTCTGCATCCTCATGCGTCCAACCCTTACCTGGCATTGCTTTAATCTTCTTTCCACCTTTCCACCTAAAGATAAGATTTGCTGCCTTTCCTTTGTACTTTCCTGTTCCCTCCTCTACTCCGATGCACTCAAGATCATAGTCAATACCACGAACGATTTTCATCATCCGATACCCTTTATGACTAGCCACCCAGACCTCATCAATTCTTTTTAGGACTACACCCTCTTCATCATGGTTTATGTAATACTCAGCAAACTCATCAACAGAGTCAACATCAACCAAATAGGAGCTAATAAGATAAAGCTCCATAGGAAGGATTGCTTTGATAAATAGATAACGATCTCCATAGGTTCTTTCTGATCTTCCAGACACAAACTCTTCAATAGAGATGTAGTCATGGAAAGCTAAGTAAGAGCTTAATCTCCACTGGTCTTGATCTTTATCTAATGGCTTCACTCTGTTAGGGTTGAAGATTCCAGATAGAGCCTCAAGACTGCATGAGTCACAGCAAAGCTCAGTCATATAAACACCCTCTTTTAAGTCACGACCCCATATCATTAGCTGGTGAACAAGATGGGATGTATTAGATAACAACATACCAGTTCTTGAGAACAGGTAATACTCATGGTTGTACTTAACAACGTGACAAAAGATACCATCCTTTTTTACTTGACCATAGTATGATCCCTCTTTAAGTTTCTTAGACTCAGGAACCTCAGCCCAATGCTTCACTTTCATAGTTACTTTATCTTTGATACGATGTTCAGAATGGAGTCCAAGTAATTCGAAAATATTCATTAAGTTATCTCCTTTAAATTAGAGTCCGTTACGTTCTATCTGGCTAATCTTGAACTTGCAGATGTGTATGATCTTCTCGTAGTCAAGCAATCGTGCAGCCTTCTTTGTCATCCCTTTAACCTTCTTGGTACGCAAGATACGTTTAACAATATCAGCTTCCCACGGGTCAAGAGCATACTCCTCCCATATGTTCCAAGGTTGGATCTTATGATCCGAGTAGTCAGACTCACCAATATTGTAAGTTAATGGATCTTCAATAACTTCGCCCTTTACATCAGAAGTAACAGCCTCTTCCTCTGCAACTACAGTAATCTCAGCAACTGTTTCAGTCACAACCTCTTCCTTCTCTACTGGTCCCTTAATAGGTTTCACAGTTAATCTTGTCATCTATCCTCCTTATAATCCACAAATTCCTCCAGCGCATTTCTCCTCAGTCTCATCAAACACCATACCCTCTGCCTCTTTAGCAATGCTGTATGGCACTGCTGTCAATGGCTGACCACCTCTGGCACCGTCAGGGTAACAAGTCATACCTCTTAATCTCGGAGCATACTCAATCAGCATCTGGCTAAACTCTTGAGGTGTGAACGTCTGCTCATCAAACGCTGGCAGGTTCAATGTGCTGGATATTGCCATGTCCACATAGTCCTGAACGTCAGCCTGGAACTTAAGGCGTCTCTCTGGATCTTTGGCAAGAGAGCTGGATGTCTCAATAGATTCAGGATCAAGGCCGTATTCCTGTATAAGGCTCTCAGCAGTAGCATCCACAACATATTCGTAGTTCCATTTAGTTCCATTAGTCAGGTATCTATGCTTGTAAGCAACAGCAAACAATGGTTCAATACCAGTGGTTGTACTGGCAAGAATACCAATAGTACCGGTAGGTGCAATGGCCCTGTACTTCTTTGGTCTGTTGATCTCCAGCTTAT